TGCAAGATACGGAAACCAGGTGCAAAATCTGCGGGTCCTTGAGTGGGGGCCGTGATATGTGTCGGACATGTGAGGATGAAATCAATCGACGGACTGAAAAGATTTTGGCCCGGATGAGGTGGTAAGTGATTAAAGGCCCGGCGGGGCCGGGCGGGAAAAGGGTGAGCGAATGGAAGGGGCGGATCGTAGAGGTAGACGGCCGGATACTGAGGCTCCTGATGTAGCCAACAAAATCAAGAGGGAGGAAAGGCAAATGGCGGAACAGGTGAAAAAAGAATCCGCCCAGGACAGCCTGGCGGATCTTATCAAGCGGTGGATTGGATCGTCCAAAATGGTCGAAGTTACCGGAGCATGGCCTACTTTTTGGATTGATGCTCGTGCCACAGGGCGGAAAGCCCTTCCCGAAGGTAACGACCGATAGATGCCGGGACCATTTGAGGGTCATCGGGTAACTGGCGGGCGAACTGCTTTAGAAACATGAAGCGTTCCCACAGACAAGCCTGGACTGGGAGATCAGCTTTCCCTACCAACCCACCCATTGCTTCAAAACTTTGGCAGCGGGAAATGCGTATTATCAGACCCTCAACGGCGTCCAGACAGTCTTCCTGAAGTTGATCCCTGTCCTTCGTTTCCGCCAGGAGGGCCTTTACCTCACGAGGAAGAGGCGGCGGAAATAGTTTGGACTGTATAAGATCCAGGTGCTCAAGCAGTTCACTTTTAGGTTTTAAGATGTAAGACAAGCTCTCACCTCCTCTCCTCTTCGGTTTAGTTTGGCTGGTAACTTCTAAATTCGACTGAGGGGAGGAAAATCCTACACATATACGGGGGGCCGGCGATGGCGAGAAAGAGAAAAAATGACCAGGCCCTGCCGGAAGGGGCGCAACAGATGTCCCTTTTCGACGTGATCAAGGAGCAGCAGCGGAAAAAGGCCTCTGGTCATGATGTTTTGGAAGCGGGAAGTATGAACATTTCTTTGAGGCTGCGTGAAGAGCTTTCAAAGGGTTTGAAACAGTGCAGTTACAGCCGCTACGAGGTGGCGGCGAGGATGAGCGAGCTTACAGGTGTGGAGATATCGAAGAGCCAGCTGGACTCCTGGACGGCGGAGTCGAAGGAGGCGCACCGGTTCCCTGCGGAGTACCTGCCGGCGTTCGTGGCGGCCACGGGGCACAAGGAGCCTTTGCGGCTGATGGCGCAGATGGTGCAGTGCTATCTGCTGGAGTCGGAGGAAGCGCTCATGGCGGAGCTGGGGAAGATCGACCAGCTGAAGAAGGACCTCTCCCGCAAGGAGAAGGCGGTAAGGGAACTCCTTGAAATGATGCGGGTAAAGGCTGGTTAACTAACTGATTTTCTCACTTCTTTTATGGAAAGGGGGGCCGGGGTGAAGGCGGAGGTTTGGCTGACCACCGGCGAGGCGGCGGCGCTGGCCGGGATAAGTGAACGGGCTGTGCGAAAAAAAATAGCTTCCGGAGATTGGGAAAGCAAAGGTACCGTTTCCAGGGGCGGCCGGGGCGGCGTGGGCTACCTGGTGGCACTGTCCTCCCTCCCCGCCCCGGCCCGGCAGAAGTACCTGCGGCAGAGCAGGGCGGCGCGGGCTAAGCTTGAGCTGGCCGGCCCGCCGGTGGAAAGTCCGGCTGACGTCCCCGCGCCGGTGGAAGATGAAGAGGCGCAAGAAGTCCTGGTGGCCGGGCGCGGGTCCGGCGCGGCGGCCCGCCGGCCGGGGCCGGTGAACCCGGCCGAGGTGAAGGCGCTGGTGGGCGAAGAGAAATTCCAGGAGTTGCTGGCCGAGGCGGAGCAGAAGGCGGCGGCGGCCCGGGAGGCGCTGGCGCTGCCGGAGAACCGCCAGAAGACCAAACTCATGGGCGAGATCGCGGACCGGTACGGGATTACCCTGGCATCGCTGTACCGGTACATGGAGCTATACCAGGAAGGGGGCACGGTGGCGCTGATGCGGAAGCTTCCAAGGCTGGGCGTGGGAACGGTGCGCCGGTCGATAGACGAAAAGCAGGAAGCCTTCGCCCGGAGGGAATACCTCCAGCTGAACAAGCCGAAGGCGGCGAGCGTATACAGGAAGCTGGAGAGGTTCTGTGAAAAACACGGGCTGGAGTGCTGTTCCAAGGCCACGTTCTACCGCCTCATAGAGGACCTGGAAAAGTACGAGCCTGACCTGGTGTGCCTGGCCAGGGAGGGCGAGGAAGAATACATGAGGAAGTTCGCCGTAAAGGCGACACGGAAGGAACCGGACTATACGAACGAGATCTGGGAGGGCGACCACCACAAGCTGGACGTGTTTATCGAGTACAGCGGGCGGCCGGTGCGCCCGTGGATTACTATCTGGATAGATGTGGCCACCAGGGTTGTGGCCGGCTTCACCGTCAGCGTGCAGGCCAACGGGCGGACCATCGCCCTGGCCACCAGGCACGCCATCCTCCCGAAGGTCCGCACGGGCTGGGACAGGCCGGTGTCGAAGGCGATGGCGAAGGCGCTTGAGGGGCTGTACTGGGACGTGGATGACTTGCGCGCCGGCGCCGGGGAGCCTCTCCCCCACTCGGGCCTGCCGAAGGTGCTGTACATCGACAACGGCGAGGACTACAAGTCCAAGCTGAAGAAGGGCCTCAAGCACGAGGGCTGGGAGTACAGCCGGGAAATGCGCAGCACGTGCGAGATCCTGGGTATCCTGGCGCAGTTTTGCACGAAGTACAGCCCCTGGGCGAAGGGGCACTGCGAGCGGTGGTTCGGGACGTTTACCGACCAGTTCACCAGGTTTTTGCCGGGATACTGCGGCAAGGACGGCAAGGAGCGCCCGGAGGGGCTGGACGAGAAGGCGATGGCCGATCGGGGTGAACTTTTGGACCTGGAGGAACTGTGCAAGTTGATCGAGATGTACCTGGAGATCTACCACAACACGGTGCATTCATCCCTGGGCATGACCCCATACGAGAAATACCTGTCCACGCCGAAGGCGCGGGAGGAAATGCCGGACGTGCGGACTCTGGACATCTGCCTGATGGACGTGGAAAGGGCGAAGGTGACGGCCAGCGGCATCCAGCGGTTCGGGACCCGGGGCAAAAGGCGCTGGTACAAACACGAGGCGCTGGACGGCATGGTCGGGCAGTGGGCGGTCATCCGGTACGACCCGAACCGGATCGGGGAGATCCTGGTGTTCTCGGCGAAGACAGGCGATTATATATGCACGGCGACGAACGGGGAGCTTTTGAGCTGGGGAGCGAGCAAGGAGGACATAGAGCGACTGGCGAAGCGCCGGGCGGCGCGGAAGAAAGAGCTGAAGCAGAGGCTTGCGGAGGTCCGGGCTGGGCTGCCGGAAGAGGTCGCGCGGCGTGATGCGGCCGGGCCCGCAATGGCGACGGGGGCGAATGTTGACGAAAAGCCGGCGGTGCCGATGTTGACGGGCATGGAAAAAGCGGCCCGGGCCCGGGGCAAGGCCGGGAGCAAGCCGCAGAAGCCGGCCGGCGGGAGCGCGGCGATGGAGAGAAAGACGAGCCGTTTCGACGAGTATATCCGTAAAATCGGGAGTAAATAAGGAGGTATTGTCGTGGGTGAAGTGGCGGAAATCTTGACTGGAAACCGAGTTGTTCCTGGGCCGGACTGGTCAAAGGAGCGGAGACTTTTGTGGAAGCTGATAAAGGAGGAAGGAACCAAGCAGGAGGATGTGGCCAGGGAGATAGGAAAGTCACGGAGTGCGGTATCTCTATATATATCGAACAAACTTCCGGGCAGTGGGGAATTTGAAGAAAAAGTGCGGGAATACCTGATGAAGATCGGATACTGGGAGGATGACGAGCAGCTGGAACCTGCTGCCGGTGGCGAGCCGGGCGGGCCATATGTCACCGACATTTCTGAAATCGGGTTCATTGAAACGGAAGACTACCGCAGGGTGGTCGGCGTGTGCGAGATGGCCGCCAGGAACAAGGAATTCGGCATCATCGTGGGCGCGCCCGGGACAGGCAAGACGCGCAGCCTGGAGAAATACGTGGCTCAAAATGAGGCGGTGCTGGTCACCTGCGACCAGACGAGCACGGTAAAGAGCATCTTGATCGACACGGCCCTGGCTCTGGGGATCGAGGCCAGGGGCAGTTCGTCCACCATCGCCAGGAGGATAGTACAAGAGCTTAAAAGGAAACCGCGTCTCTTAATCTACGACGAGGCGGACATGCTGAAAAAGGTCAGCCTTTTGGAGACGGTCAGGAGCAGCATTTACGACAAGGTGAAGGTGATCGGGGTGGTGCTGGTGGGCAACCAGTCCCTGGCTGAGCGCATCCTGGAGATGGCTGAAGACCGGCCGGAACTGGCGCGGATCAGGGACCGGGTGGGCATGTTCACCAGGTTGCAAGGGCTGACCAATGAAGAGGCTTGCCGGTTCGTGGACGGGGTTAACCTCACGCCGGGCGCGCGGAAAATGCTTGCCGAGGTTGGGCGCAAGAGGGGCATAAGGCAGCTGGCAAAAGCCCTGGGCAGGCTCCTGGAAGTGACGAGGGGCGAGCGGATCGACGAGGACCTGGTGGCCGAGTTGAACCAGATCGTTTTGAGTTTCAATACTTGACTAACGGGGGAAAAAGAAAATGGAAAATTTCTTGCTGGATAAGGTGATTGAAGCAACAGTAATTTTGAAGCAGGTGGCCGGTAATCTTTCCGAGGGAAGCACCGAGTGGCAGTTGTTAATCAATGCCCTGGGCGAACTGGATGCGCTAATTGAATATCACGGTAAATAGCAGCCGAAACCTCCGGCAGCGGGGCCGGGGGGTCGCGGGGGGATGGCCTCCCCCGCCTGACGACCGCTTTTGAGCGGGCCGGGGAAATCCGGCGGCAGGCCGGAAAGGGGGTGATATTTTGAGCCGGGATGAGTTTGAGGAGTTTTACCAGATCTGCGTTAGAAGCGCCGAATTTTTTATCCGCTCTAAAAAAATACGACGTGGCCAGCGGCATTATTCTCACCTTATGCAGAATGGTGCTCCATCTTGAAGTAGAGCCTCAGTTGCCTGGTGAGACATTGCATGAACTGGCGTGGATGCTTTCATGATGAGGAGGTGATGAAGGTGCTGGAATTGCGCGATGACTGCTCCATCCCCTACTTGCTTACAGATAAAGCAGAAGAATACCTTACAAAGTGGCGCTTTAAAACGCCGGCTGAATGCGGCTATGCCTGCCTTTGTAAGACATGCGCCAAAGATACCGGCGGCGAGTGCCTGGCAGGAGATTGTGAAAGCGCCGCTGCCCTGCACAAGTGCCCGGTGAAGCGGTGTGTGAGTTACGAGAAAAGGAGGTGAACTGTTTGACCAGGGCTGAGAAGCAAAACTACCTGGACTGCCAGCAAAAGAAATGCCGCCACCTTCACCGCTGCCGGGTGTACTGGGGCAGGCGGTGCCGGGAGTTCGGCGGCAAGAAAATACCCAGGCTGCGCATGCGCCCGCACGCCCTGGACGCGGTGTTCTCGCCCGCCGTCAGCGGCGTGCGAACGCTGAAAGCGGCCTGGCAATAAACCGACGGCTTAATTATAACACGTGAAGGGCGGTGACGGCACTATTGCCGGATATAAGGGACTTGCAATTTAAAAACCCGCTGGCAAAGGTAAACGTGGAGACGGGCGAAGGGTTCTGCCGCATATTTGAATTCTGGCAGAATGAGGGGAATTTCCTGGGCGCCTGGGCGAGGTACTGTGCGTCTGTAGCGGAAAAGTGCCACTCGTTGCCGGCTGTGGCCGGGGAAAGCGGGGCGGAAGATAAAACAAATGCCGTGGAAAGAAAGAGGGGCCGCCCGCGCGGGCGCGCCAAAGCGTTAAGGGACCTGTCGGATATTTTAAGCTCATCAAGGAGGATGGGGTAAGATGGCGAGGGTACGGATTGAGAATGAACCGGTTTTAAAAAGCTGGGACGAGGTGGACCTGCACTTCAAGGAGATCGGCGAGTGTGAAATGGCCATCGAGCGGATCGAAGCGGAGATGAACGAGAAGATCCAGGACATAAAGCTGGAGGCGGAAATAGCGGCCAAACCGCTGAAGGAGCGCATCGAGAAGCTTGGCCGGGAAGTCAAGGAATTTGTGGAGCTGAACCGGGGCGAAATCAAGGGCAAGACGAAGGTTTTGAACTTCGGCCGGACGGGATTCCGGCAGAGCACGAAGATCATCGTCAGGAGCGTGCAGGCCGTCATCAACGCGCTCAAGGCGCGGAGGATGGACGACTGCATCATTGTGAAGGAGTCGGTGAACAAAGACAGGCTGCGGGAGTACCCGGACGAAGTTATCGCCGCAGTGGGGGCGGCAAAAAGGTCGAGGATGTGTTTTGGTACGAGATTGACAGGGAGAGCCTGAAGGGAGTTTAAAGCAGGTGGGCGCGAGGAAGACGGAATTTGCGGACGAGGAGAAGCGCCTGGTCGAATATTTTAAAGCTCAGCTTATGGCCCGGGGGATTAAAAAGTTCCCCCGGGACTGGCATTTGAAACAATTGTCAACGGCCAGGAACATGTTGGCTGGTGAGAACGCCCCTACCCTGGATGAGTGGAAATCCTGCATTGACTGGTGTTTTGCTCACGAATACTGGGGGGATAAGGTTGACCACCTGGCCAGGGTGGAATACCTGTGGACGAAATTCGTCCTGCAGGCAAGAAAAAAGCCATGCTGGCCCGGCCAGGACGAGGACAAGAAGAAGGCGTTTATCAGGAGCCTGTATATTTAAACGGGATGGTGAAAGCGAATGTACTTGATCGATGTTTTAAGGTCCAAGTTAATTGCAGCTGCCTGTCTGTTAGAAGGTGCTGTAGAGGATGCGGAAACGCTCGGTGATGAGATCCCGGAAGACATGGCGGACGAAATAGGAGAAATATCCCTGGCGCTGGAGAGTATGGTAGAGAAGTTACAAACCAAGGGGGGTCTTTGATAAGTGCAACAATTACGAGTAATAAGGAAGGAAGCAAAGGTGGCCGGGGAAAAGCTAAAAAAGCGATATCGTTACCGGACGCCGGCCTGGCTGCGCCGGCTCAATGAGATCGCAGCCACATACTGGGCGCACTGGTTTCTTGGTTTTGTGGCGGGGTATCTTCTGGCCGCCCTAGTTGCCGCCCCGCACTGGAGGCAGGTACAATGAATATTTCTAAACATGCCCGCAAGCGCTGGCCTGAAAGGGGAAATCCAGATGCTGCACCGGAAGATATCGATCAGGAGATTATCTCCGCCTTTGACCAGGCCGTTATTGTCCATGAAGAAGAGGAAGAGGGCGGGTTAATGCAATACCGGGTATACAGGGACATTCTCTTTATTTACGACCTTCATTCTGATAAGCTGGTCACCCTCGTCAATATTGATTTTGGCTTCAGCCCGGAGATAAATCTTGAAATCTGCAGGCTTCAAGTTGAAAAGGTTCTAGATTTACAGAATAAGATTGCCGAAGAGGAAGCAGCAGTAAAGAAACTGCACGAAGAAATTGACAACAAGCTCCTGGCGGTGGCCGGAGACATTGCTGAACTGGAAAGAAAGCTTGAGGCCGCCAAAGCAGCCGAAAGACGATTAAACCAGCAAAAGCACGAAGCGATAAAAGGACTGGAGGCTGTGAAGGCAGAGCATGCAAATGAATTTTCTAAGCTTAAATATTCTATCCGGTATCGGGTGAATGCCTTGAAAGTGAAACCTGCATAAGAGGAAGGATCTACTAATGAAAAAACCAATTCTTGAAGGCAGTGTTAGCGGGAACACCACACGAGAGGGCAAAAAAATCATCCTTTGGCGTTGGAACCCAGAGACAAAAGAATTCGACATTCCCGTAGAAATCACCTTGCCAAAAAAAGAAATACCTGTGTCATCCGGCGCTCCCCGGAGCAAAAGTTTTTAAACTCTGCTAAAGAGTTTTTGGGAGGATTGTATGCAGAAATATATTATCCGTTTGGTTGATGGAAAAACACTTGAGATTGATGGAGAACCATGTTTACAGGAGGAATACCCTAGCTTGCAACTCTTCATAGGGTTTTACCCGTGCGAAGATCGAGGCAAAAATGATTGCGAATGCCCTCAAGCAATAGAAGATTGCTACATGTTTAGAGTGTGTGAGGCAATAACAGGGTTTTCTTTTCATCAAGCTTTACTACCAACTAAAGAAGATGCAATTCAAGCGGCTAAAAAAATAATCGAAAAGGTTGGAATTGAAAAAGTAGAGCAGATAATACAAGAAACAGTAGAATATTTTAAAAATTAGACACTTCGCAATATGGTAAAAATGTGTAATAGAAAGGGGTGGTAATTATGACACCGCAAGAATATTTATATTCTTACTGTCAACTAATTTTACATGGTTATTCTCACGAAGAAGCTAAGGAAATAATCGAGGAAATAAAAAACGGTTAATTCATATTTTAAAGAAGATGTACAGCATGGGGGAATATAATGACTAAAAAAAGGTTTAAATGTTTTGATATCGATAGTTCGGAGTTTGGAGATCAAATAATCAATGATATAGACAACCTGGTTTCAACTGAAATGGAATCAAAATTAGAAGATGAGGATCTTCAAGATGCCATCGCTTTTCTTTATGAGTATTTTAATGAACTTTATCGTAAGTACAGCCGGGAATTATTAACTGGTGTTTTCACGTTATTTAAAGATCAATATTATGTGTCATACGACAAAGAGGAAATTATACGAAGGCTCGCCGAAACTTTGTCAAAAGAACAATTATGCAGGCTTTTAAGTGACGCTGGACATTTGCTTTACAGATATCTCAGCATTAAGGGCGAGCTAGGGAAAGTGAGAATTTTTGAAAGGGCGGTGTAAATACATGCCCGAATTGATAACGAAGCCCCAAATAAGAAAGCTATGGACTGTGGCAAAACAGCTGGGCATGGACGATGTTGATTTGCGCGGCCTGGTGTTCAATATGACCGGATCGGACCATATATCTACCATAACAAAGGCGCAGGCCGGCCGGTTGATTGATTACCTGGTGGACAGGAGCCGGGGCGACTACCGGCCCCGCGCCGTGTCGAAGCAGCAGCTGTATATGATCAGGAAGCTTGCGGCTGAACTGGGTTGGGACGACCCCAGGCGCCTGGCCGGTTTTATCAAGAGGCAGACCGGCGTCGATAGCGAAAGGTGGCTGGATGCGGGCGGGGCCTGGAAGGTCATCGAGGGCCTCAAGAAGATGCTCAAGCGGGAAGTGAAGGCAAAAGAGCGTTAGAAAACGGGCTGGAGGTGATGCCGTTGAAAAGCAGGGACTTGAAGTGGTTGGAGAATGTCTCCGTGGATGATCTGCCTGAGCCGTATAATGAAATGGCAAGGATTGTCGGTATTCGGTCAGCCATAGAGCTGGCGGCCGCGCTCGGCGGCTCCATGCTCTATTTCCCGAAACTGGAATCATTGAAAAGGATGATCAGGGACAAACGGATCAGGGATGAATACACCGGCACCAACTGCAGGCAACTGGCAAAAAAATACGGCATCACCGAAAGGCGTGTCAGGTGCATTGTCGCCGGCGTTGTCCCCCGCCCTAAAAAGCGTAAAAACAGACAAAAAAATGAACAGTGCCAGATATCTTTGGAACTGTTTTAATGAAGCGCTTCATAAGACTTGCACAATTATTTGATATATAATCCAGGCAAACCGGGATTATTTTTTGTTATTAGGAGGCGTTGTGGAATGTTTGAAGTGTCTGCTCAAATTAAGGAAGCGCTTGCCGATTTGGCGGTGGTGGCCGTGGGCCTGGCGGGAGCTTATGTGGCGTATTTCCTGCACCAGATGACCAGGCACGTCCAGGAACGAACCAAGCAGATCGAAGACCAGGGCAAGGCTACTTGTATGTGGCGCGCCATGGAGCAGGTGGACGAAATAGCGACTAAAGTGGTAGACAAGTTTGAGCAAACCGTCGCTTCGGAACTGAGGGAAAAAGTCAAGGACGGCAAGGCTGACAGGGCAGAACTTGTCAGTCTTGGAAAGAAAGCAGTTTCCGAAGTCGTTAACACTCTGGCTCCGGAAGTCCTTCATGTGTTGATCAACAACCTCGGCGACTACCGCGCATATATCGAAAGCACGGTTGAGTCAAAGGTGCGCCAGGTGAAGCAGGAATCTCAAACAGCCGCTTAAGGAGGGCAGATAGGTGACTGAGGCGATGCAATATCTGCCCCCCACCCTCTACTTCCCTGCCCTGATGATAGCAGTAAGCCTTTTGGGTTCGGCTGTGCTTATAATCGGCTTTTTCGTCAGGTACTGGATGAATAACCAGGAGAAAAAAGACAAGGAACAGGACGAGGAGATCAAGTCCCTGCGGGACGACCTGGCTGACTTTAAGGCAACACTGCCACGTGATTATGTGTTGAGAGACGACTTCATCCGGGCTGTGGCTGGTCTTGAGCTGAAAGTAGACCGAATTGCACGGGACGTTGGCAGCATATCGAAGGGATTGGCCCGCCTGCTGGGAGGTAAAGATGAAGATGTTTGCAAGTGAGTCGGTAAATGAGGCAAGAGAATTAAGGGGCTTTATCCTGACCATGTGCAAAAACAATTACCCGCATGGATGCAGCGACAAGCTTATTGCCACTACGGTTGGGGAAAACCAGTTCGCTTCTTCTCCTGCCCAGATCCGCGCCCATTTGGAGTATCTTGAGGAAAAAGGGTACGTCCGGATCGAAGAGGTTCAAGCAGCCCGTTTGGGAGTTTCGAGAATGCTTGTTTACATCACGGCCAAAGGCATTGACCTTTTGGAAGGCAATATCCCGCCGGATCCCGGCGTATTGCTGTTTCAGGGGTGATGCCTGTGACCAGGCGGAAACACCACAAAGTGGCCCAGCTTCCCCAGGAACTGGTGGATGCGGTAAATGAAATGCTGGTCCGTGGCCACACTTACGAAGAAATCTCCAACTGGCTGAAACAGATGGGCGCGCCGGTCAGTAAGTCGGCAGTAGGCAGGTACGGAAAGGATTTTCACGCGAGGCTTGAGAGGCTAAAGCAGGTGAGAGACCAGGCCAAGGCCATTGTGGAAAGCAATATGGGCGAACCGGCCACTCACCTGGCCGAGGCGACTAACGAGCTGGCGCTGTCGATGATAATGGAGACGCTTTCCGCCCTGGACTCCCTGCAGGGGGAAAAGGTAACGGAACTTCTCAAAGTTCTGCCCAAGCTGGCGGACGCATCGACCAGGCGCGAGGCCCTCAAGTTGCAGTTCAATAAGGGTGTTGAAGCGGCCGCTATCAAGATAAAGCAGGCTTTGAAGAACGAACTGGCGGCTAACCCGGAACTGCAGCAAAGGATGATGGAACTGGTAGATCAAGCCCAGGCGCAGGTTGCCGGTTAAGTGAAGTGAGGTTATCACCGTGAGCATCTTGGGAGAACTGGTTGGCGAAAGCCAAAAAGGTCTTTCTTTTGAGGAATACTGTAAAAAACACATCATCCTGGATGACAAAAAACCTTACAATGTCCTGAGCAGGGTGTTCATGAGAGAAATTGTTCAAGATATTTTCTCTCATCCTCATATCACCATTTCCAAAGGTGCTCAAACCGGTTTCAGTACGCTTTTTCTTGCCCATTCTTTTTACATAGTTGATTTGTGGGGAGTAAACGTGATTTATTACCTTCCCACTGACAAGATGTCCACGCGGTTCGGTCAAACCAGATTCGACCCTTATGTGGAGCGCAGCAAATACCTTCGTTCAAGGCTTATTGGGACGGATCAGGCCGGTCTCAAACAGATCGGAACACACTTCTTCTATATATTGGGCCTCGTCTCTAAAACCGGCGCTATCAGCATCCCGGCCGACGAGGTTATATTCGACGAAGTAGCCCTGATTAATAGGGAGAACATGGATCTGGCTCAAGACCGCATCCTGGCCAGTAAACTCGGCTGGCAGAGATATTTCAGCGCCCCATTGTTTGAAGAAGACGGCATCGACGAGTTGTACCGGGAAAGCGACATGCGCAAGTGGGTCGTTACTTGCGAAGGGTGCGGCCGGGAATCAATTACGGAGGAAGAATTCCCGGACAACATACGCGACGATCGGGGAAAAGGCGGCAAGGTATACCTGCTGTGCCTGAAGTGCGGGAAACCGCTCAACGTTGACAATGGCCGGTGGGTGGCGGAGCATCCGGAAAGGATTAACCAGCGTGGATACCGGGTGCCGCAGCTGGCAATCAAAGAGGCCAGGCTGGACCTGATATGGGACCGCTGGCTGAAGGCCCAGGGCAAGCCGGCAAAGATCGCCCGGGTAAGGCGCAGCGCCCTGGGCATCGCCGACAGCGGCAACATGCAGCCCATAAATTCGAAGGTTCTGGAGATCGTGGAGGCCGCAGGAGATTACTACTTCCAGGACGCATCGGAAGAAACCTGTGCAATAGGTATTGACATGGGCGACCAGGCCCACGTGGCAGTTTTAGCTCCCCTGGGAGAAGAGGGGTTTAGAGTCATAGCTGCTTTTCACATCGACGTTGAAGAACTATTAGAGCGCATCCCTATATGGGAAGAAGCTTACAACGCCGGTGCCCTGCTCATCGACGCAATGCCTTACAAAACAGAGTCAAAGCGAGTGGTCAGGGCCTTAAAGAAAGCAGTTGGTTTCATCCAATATTTTAAATCGACATACAAAGAGACGACTGAGGGGGAAGATGAAAGAGAAGTCAACGTGATCCATGTTGACCGTGACGAATCGCTGGACGATACCACTTCCCTATTCTCCACCAATCCCCCACAGGCGCTTTTATTCAAACCGAGAGACGCCGCCGAGGAAAAAATCCTTGATGAGATTAAGCGTCATCTTAAGAAGCTGGTCAAAGAAGAAAAAGCTGGTCCGGATGGTCAGAAGAAAATTTCATACAAAACGAACACCGAAAACCACTTCGGCATGGCAATCAATTCAGCCAGATTGGCGCTGAACTTTATACATTCCGGCAGAAAAAGAAAAGGGGCGACCATAACCGCCGGCCGGGTGGTCGGCCGGAGCCTGGCGGCGGATATAAACTGGTAATTTACATGTAATTTACGGAGGTGGCCAGGGTGCCCGAGGGATATACCCCAGCCGTAGGACAAATCGGCAGTCAACTGCAGACAACGTTCAGCTTGTTTGACGGTGCAGTGATCAACCCTGACGCGGCCCTGGTGCTGGAATATGAGAGGATGCTGAACACCGATGAAACGGTTTCGGCGTCGTATCACTTTTTGACCTTGTGTACAATCTCTTTCCTGGGCGATTACACCAATCCTGATGATAAAATCGCAAGCTTTGTGCATGAATGCTTTGAGAGCATGGACGGGAGCCTGGCCCTGGCCTGCGAGGACATCCTGTCGGCAGTTTGGGCCGGTTACTCGGCTACGGAAATCGTCTGGAAGGCGGACGCCGGCAGGATTATGCTTGATTACCTGGCCACCTACCACCCAAACACCATAACTTTTCACACTGATGAAAAGGGCCGCTTATCCAAGGTGAATCAGCGAAGGCTTTATTCAGCAATGGGCGACGATATTCCGCCGGAAAAGTGCATCATTTTTACGTATCGGAAGAGGTTCAACAACTATTACGGCACCAGTGCCTTTAAGCCTGTCCGGAAAAACTGGCTTCTTAAAGACGCGATTCTCAAAATGTGGGCGCGGGCCCTGGATAAATTCGGAACTCCGATACTGTCTGCCATTGTGCCGGACGGCACTGTAAAGGACCCCGAAACAGGCGAGGAGGTTAGCCAGCTTGAATACGCGACAAAGTTACTGGCGAACCTCCAGAACGGGACATCCCTGGTGCTGTCGGCTAAGGATGCGGGCACCGGCAGCCAGGGCGGCCAGCTGCCAAAGCTCGAAGCGGTGGTAACCGGCGGCAACGGCACCGGGGAGGCTTTCGACCGGGCTGTAAGCTACCTGAACAAGATGATTGCCCGCGGCCTCTTGATCCCTTCGCTGGTGTTCGACGAAGGGGCAAGGTCCGGCAGCCTGGCCCTGGGCACCTCCCACTTCAACGGCTTTCTTCTCATGGTGCGGGCATTGTTTACCCAGCTGAAGGAGGTGCTGCTGGACCAGTTCATCAGCCGGCTGATTGAATACAATTTCGGACCTCAAAAAAACTGGGGTGACTTCCAGGAGCGCCCGCCAGGCGCCGAGGAAATGAAGCTATACTCCGAGGTGTTTTCAAATCTTGTCAATACCGGCTTCATGGACCCCACCGTCGAAGACGATTTCAACTATGCGAGGAGCGTCATGGGCCTCCCGGAAAGGCAGGCCGACACGTCAGTAAGACAGGCCCGTGCCGCCAGAGCTTATGAACGATACCTCCGGGCAGGTCAGGGCGGTGAGTAAAACGTGGACCAGCAGCGTTTCTTCAAACAATTGGACGATGCCGAAGAAAAGCTTCTGGCCCGGTGGGAAACCTGGTTGGCCAGGGCGTTCAAGACGATACCGCTTAATGAAATAGAACGACTTAAACGTTCCGGGGGGACGAACGTGTTAAGCCGGCTGCCCCCTCTCATTGAGACAAATCCCGCTACACTTGCAAGAATACTGGCGGATCATGCGGCTGAAATGCTGGCGGCCGGCCGGGCGCACGGGCAGCTGCTGGTGAGCGACCTTCACAGGCGTTACCGTGGCCGCAAGATGGCGGACCTTCCGGGGTTTGACTTCGAATATGGAGAGGACCCCAGAATTATCCCGGAAAAGGCCATCCAGGCCATGGAAGCCAGGGCCATCGTGCTGGCCGGCGACGTGGACGGCGACTTGGGCGCGGCCGTCAAGAAAATCATGGTGAGGTTTCTCGCGGGCGAGTCCAGGAAAGAAACAGAGAGAGCAATAGAAGAATTGTTAAACAGCAACCGCGAAAGGGCCGTCCTGATTACCACCACGGAGACCACGTACAGCTACAACCGGGGCCGGCTAGCCAGTTTTGCGGAGAACCGTGTCGATTATGTCCGTTTTTCGGCGGTGATGGATGCCAGGACTTCGGCTGTGTGCAGGAGCCGGCACGGTCTGATCATGCGGCTGGATGACCCGAGGCTGCCGGGGAATACCCCTCCCCTGCACGGGCGCTGCCGGTCGGTCCTCGATCCTCTCTACTCGGCCTATCAGGGTGATTTAATTACTGATGATAGGCTTGATTGGAGCAGAGTCGCGCCACTGCCCAAGGGATGGAAAGCAGCATCTTAAGGAGGTAGTAAAGTTGCCGTATTTTGAACAGCCGGGGCGTTACTCAAAGATGGACCGGGAAAAGATCCCCCGGGAAGATTTCGGCGACCCGGAAAACCGGAAATTCCCCATCGTAACGCCGACCGACGTGGAAGACGCGGCCAGGCTGGTGGGCCACGCCGCGAATCCGGAAGAAGTGAAAAAGCGAATCGTTGCCATCGCCAGGCGAAAAGGCAGGGAGTTTGTGGCCCGTCTGCCGGATTCCTGGAAGGAGGAATTCAAGCTGGCGGAAGGTCCTGCCGGCAGTTTGAAAATCCCTTTTTTCAGGCTGGGCAAGTGGCGGCATCCGGTCTATGGTCCGATTGAAGGGACCCAGGCAAAATTCGACGCCATAAAGGAAAACTTCCGGCGCAACGTCCTGGGCCGCCCGCCGTTCGTCCGGCTGGGCCACGCGAAGGAAAGCGCGCCGACATTCGGGGATGCTCCGGCGGAAGCCTGGGTACACGACATCATTCAGGAAGGTGATGTGCTTTACGCCCTGGCCCACCCCACCAGCGACGGGATTGTGGATGCCGTAAGGAAAAAGAAATTCCGCTTTGCAAGTCCTGAGTATGTCGAAGACTATATGGACAAAGAAACGGGAGCAAAAGCCGGCCCCACTCTGATGGCAATTGCTCTCACCAATGAACCGTTTTTAACCAGGCTGCCGGAAACGGTAGTCCTGGCCGACCCGCCGGAGACGATATATCTCGATTACGAGGAGGTAAAAGAACCAATGGAAAATGACATTTTGAAAAAACTGTCGGAAGCCGTCACCAGGTTTTTTGAGGGTCTCAAGCCGGCCCCGGCAGCCAGCGGTTTGACCGATGAGGAGCGCAAGAAGCTGGCTAAAATTGACGAGCTGGAGGCTCAGTTGAGCGAAGCCAAGGTCAAGCTGGCCCTGGCGGAAAGCCAGGTGTCCAGTGTGGCAAGCGAGTCCTGGAAGAACCAGGTGGAAACCCGCCTGGCCGGCCTGGTGGCCAAGGGCATCCCGCCGGCGATGTGCGAGCAGGCAAAGGCTATACTGCTGGCCAGCCCGGCTGCCGCGACCAACACGATTAAGCTGGCGGATGGGAAAGAGATCAGCCTGGCGGAGCAGGTTTTTGCAATGCTTGAAGCCATGCCTGAAGCCAACCGGATAAAGCTGGCCCAGATCGGTGCCCAGGCCAGCAGTAAACCTGGGGCTGTTACCGCAAAAGAGGTTTATGGCGACGTTGTTCCCGAGCTGGCCGGCGGGAAGTAACACTATATCCGGATAATTGCCAGAATAGCGTTACCTCGCGAAAAAACCCCGTTACTTTGCGTTACCTTTTACACGGAGGTATAAGAGACTTGCGACATGCTTTTGATCGATTCTAGGGGCTTTTAAGGCCCTTAGAAAAGGTTTAACAGTATTTTCCAGGAAAAGGCTTTTGTTAGTAAGGTAACGCGGCGTGTTAGTAAAGACCAGGAACAGCAATTGCCAAATTCACAGAAAAGCCTTGTATTATCAGGGGTTACTGGCCTGTTAGTTATGCCGTAACCTGGCGTTACTGAAATGTTAGCGGGGGCTGACAAAATGTAACCTGGCGTTAGTAATGTGTTACCTTTGATTACCACGATGTTACCAATTTAGAAAGGAGCTGTTTCGAGATGCCCGACGATATCACTGCTCTGGGCGGCACAGTATTAACCGAACTGGCCCAAACTTTTGAAAACCATCAGTCTAACATGGGTCAGTTTTTCCCCAGCCGGAATGTCCCGCAGGCAAAGGTAGAAATTGAGAAAGTCTATGGCGGCGTGGGCATGGCCCCGCCGGTGGACCCCGGAAAGCAGGATATTTTGAACGAGGAGAACCGGACTGTCGAAAAGATCACTGTAGATCCGGTGTACAGCCGCGAGTCGTTCCTTATTCCCACCAATATCGTGAACACCCTGCGGCAGCCGGGTACCATCAACGAAAGGTATGGCAAGCAGTACATAGCCGACGAGATGAAGCGTTACGTCGGCAGGAGCGACCTTTTATTCGACTTCCTCCGGTCTCAAATGATCATGGGGGGCGTGGACTACACCGACCCCCGCACCAACAAGCGGGTGCAGGTAAGCGCCGGCATCCCGGCCGCGCACATTATCACGACACCGCCGGCGGTAGACTGGGATAATCCGGATGCTAAAGTTCTTGACGACATTGCCGAATACAAGCAGCTGATTTTCAATGACGGCAAGGTGCCTCCCACTCACATAATCATGACTTCAGCCCGCAGGAGCAAACTGGCCCTTAACAATCAGGTGTTGGCCAGGGCTGAGTCCCCCAGGGACACCGGCAACGTGGTTTTTAAGGATGGAGAACTGGTCCGGGTCGGCGGCCTGGAGATCGTGGTGCAGGACACGGTGTACGAGGCGCTTTCGCCTGCAAGCGTCCCCACGGCCACCGTAACGGTTTCCGGCGTGGGCGAAGGGAAGACCCTGGAGATCGTCGCCGGCGGGGTAAAGAGCGGAGTATATACGGCACTGGCTGCAGACACCAATGCCATTGTGGCCACCAACCTGGCCAACTTCATCAACGGCAACCCGGCCATGCCCGTGGTGGCCACCGTGGCCGGCGCTGTGATTACCCTGACGCCCAAAGAGCCGCTCAAGAACCAGAGCATTGCCATTACGACGAGCGGGACCATGACGGGCACCGTGGCCGGCTCTCCGCTGACGGTGAGCAACAGCGGGCTGGTCAAAGCGGTTACGAAGATGATCCCGGACAACAAGGTGATCATCGCCTGCAAAGCATACGGAAACGAACCCCTGGGCCGCACCGATTACGTGATCGGCGAGCACCCGGACGGATTGCCGGGGATTTGGAGCCGGGCGGCCGATACGACGCCGCCCCAGGCCCCCGGTACCCTGGTCCAGATCGGCCGGGCCGGCCTCCCCTACCTGCGGTATCCCGACTGGGTTGTGGTGGCCACGGTAAAAGCAGCTTAATCAGTTGATGGCGGTGGAGCTTAGTTGGCTCCCCGCCACAGGTCTTTATTTGCATTTAAGGCGGGGATGATCAGCCATGCCGATTTACTCAGTAGTCATGCCCGGCTTGGCGATTAGCCAACGCCTGGCGCTGACAGACTGCAAGCAAATTATAACCGCAAGCCACTACACGAACTGCGATGCCAGGCAGGTTCTTTATGCTGCACACTGGAGCGATGCCGACAATAAACAGGTTGTATCCGCAGTTTATCGGGGGGAAAGTGATTTACTTCAGATAATCTTTTCAATCCACCAGCGGAACGGCGACGCGGCGCAGGTGATTACTTCTTATCATCAGCTCGAAGGCGACATGGTACAGGTAATTAGTTTTACCTATCAGCAAGATTGCGACCTTGAGCAAATTATATCCGCCGTTTATGAAGCATTTCCGGATATCCTTCTCCGGATTATGTATTCGAGCATTGGGGCTGTCCGGGGCCTCTGCCACCTGATAACCAATGAGGAAATATCAGATAAAGAGGTAATTGATTTTATTATTAAGGCGCAAGGACGAATTGACGCGCGTCTAAGACAGCTCTACCGCATACCTTTAAACGGCCCTGTGCCTGAAATTATCAATAGCATCGCCACGGATATGGCCGCCTCGTTCGTCCTTGATAAGTGGTATTCCGACCGCAGGCCGGATCAGACCAGCCTTGCGGATGTGTATATGAAGCGGGCGGAAAAAGATCTTGAAACTGTAATTAAAGAGAATCTATTAGACGGGTTGCCGGGAATAGTCAAGCTCGAACCACCCACCCCAAATGCCCGCCCCGCAGTGGCCAGCACCACTCCCGGGAAAAGCCCGTTGGAAGATGTGTTGACAAAATGGTGAGAATTTACGTTACAAGCGAGGGTCTGGAGAAACTCCAAGACAGGATTGCCGAGATGGTGCAGCGCGGCCGAAGTCTGCGTGTACCCTTGGGCAAAGCAGGTCAAATAATGCTTTACTCCGTTTCGCAGAATTTCGAGGCTGAAGGGCGTCCCACCAAGTGGCCGCCGCGCAGCCGCCTGACCAGGATGATCATGGATTATGCTTTCATGGAAAAGGCTGCTGCGGGGAGCCGGTATGGTCAGTCAAAGAGGTGGAAAACCAGGGCAGGCATCCTGCGGCAAGCGGTTTCGGTGGCCCGGGGGCACAAGCTCCTCCAGGTGAGCGGCGATTTAAGGAAATCGATTCACATGGACATTAAAGACAGTGAATTGATTGTCGGTTCTTCGCTGAAATATGCACGCATTCAACATTTGGGCGGTGAAATAAGGCCTAAGAAAGGACGGGCGCTTTGGATACCGATTCGTAACGGCAGGTATCTGCTTCTAAAAAAAGTGACTATCCCGGCCCGGCCTTATCTGGTAATTCAACCGGACGAAAACGAAAAGATCGTGCGAATCTTTGAAGATTGGCTGACAGGTGAAAATTGATGGCACAGATTGACGACATACTAGATCAGGTTGTTTTGACCCTTCAGGCCGACCAGGGCCTCTCAAGCATAAAAAAGTGGCACAAAGTTGACGGCATGATCCCCTCAGTCCACCCTTCCGGCTCTGTCAGCGTGTCAGAAGAGGGTTTTGATGAAGTAACGGTGGACAAGGACGACACGACGGCGCAGTTAACGATTTACGTCTATCTCCAGCACGCCAACCCGGAAACCGGTGAAGCCCAGGTCAGGACATTGGCCCACACCGTGCGCGCATGCCTCACCGCCCTGCCAAACCGGACTCTGAACGGCCTGGTGAGCGACGGTCACGTGAAAAAGATCAAATACATGACTGTGGACGCCAGTGAAACGATGCTGCTTCACGCGGCGGAAATAACCTACAAGGTGCAGTATTTCTGCACAAAAAGACTTACATAAGAGGTGGTCATCTCTATGGTTAAACTCCAGTACGTCGGTGATCACGAGAGGGAATTCCCTGGCGCGGGTGTGTTTAAACCAGGTGATGAAAAAGAGTATTCCAAGGAAACTGCCGCTGTTCTTCTGGAAACCGGCTATTTTGTGGAAAAAGCCCCCATTTATTTTGTGGAAAAAGCCCCCATTAAAGAAAATAAAAAAGAAGGTGACAAGTAATGCCGCTCGGACAATTCGCCCACGTCGGCCTGGCTAAAGAAACAGCCTGGGGCACTGCGGCGGCCGCTGTTGACTACATCCCGATCATCTCGGAAAGTGTAGTCCATGAGATCGAGCAGGTTGAGGACGCCTCGATCCGGGGCAATATACGCGCCCAGCTCCCCTCCCTGCCCGGCCTGGAAACCGTGAAGGGAGATATTGTGGCGGAGGTCCGTCCGATAACTATCGGCTACCTCCTGCACTCTGCCCTGGGCGCCCCGACCGTGACCGGCACCGGTCCGTACACCCACACTTTCAGGCCGCGCACCGCGGAGTTTTCTGCGGAGTGCTTCCTCCAGCCGTACACCCTGGAAATTTACAGAGACATGGCCCAGAGCTTCCAGGTCAAGGGTGTAGTAGTCAACACACTCCAGCTTGCCTGGGGTTCGGATCAGAAACTGCTGCGGGCGACTGCCGGCATCATCGGCAAAGAAGTAGGGCTGGTTGCAAAAACCACTCCCTCATTTGAAACCAGCAGCCCCTTCCTATGGAAGCAGGCTGTGGTAAAATTCGCGGCCGACGTCGCCGGCCTGACCGGCGCGAGCGCCTACAACAAGCTTGAAAAAGCAGGTATCAAGCTCGACAACAAGATGGAGGGCATCCCGCTTCTAAACAACTCTCCATATGTAGGGGCGATCAAGCCCTCCGGCTCAATGACCTGCGAGGTCGACCTCACGGCGGAAGCTGACCTGGGCGAATACTCCAAGTATGCCGGCCAGCAGACCCAGGCCATGGAAGTGACTTTTACCGCAGGCGCCAACGTGCTCAAGATTACCCTCCCGGTGTTGAAGTACACCGCATACCCGGTGAACGTCTCCGGCCCTGGCCGGATCGTGGTCAGTATCAAAGGACGGGCTTTCTACAGCGCCGTGGACGGTTACCCTGTCGAGGTAAAGCTGACCAACAGCAAGTCCAGTTATACCACGTAAGGAGGGGTTATGAATGGATGAGCTGAAGCCGACGCCGGCCAGCGAGTTTAAAAAGGCGTTCCGTAAGCTGCACCGTCTGCCCAGCGGCCGGGTGGTGGAAATCCGCCGCCTTGCCCCGGAGGACTTTGCCGGGCTGAGCGAGCGCATGGCAGAACTGGCGGAGCTAAAAGGCTTGAGCCCCGAAGAGCTTTCCAGAAAGGCGGCGGAGGATAGGGCTATATTTGACTTCGGCCTGCAGGCGGCCGGAATAATCATCACCCGGGGTGTGGTAAGGCCAAAGATCAGCATGAAAAAACTGAGCGAGCTGGAAGATGACGAGGTCCACATCTCGGACCTGGGCGATGACGGCGAAGACCTGGTAAGGGCGATCTTGACTTTTAGCGGGGTAACCCTACCTTAAGGCGGTGATCTGATGGCGGCTCAAAATGTAGTGGAACTGGTCCTCAAGGCCATTGACCAGGCCTCCGGCACCCTGCGCCAGGTTGGCGACGAGGTAAGGCGCTTCAGCGGCGCCACCGGCGCCGCCGGCGAGGAGGCGGCAAAGGCCGGCGACAAGGCCGCGAAGAGCGGCGGCCAGATCGAAGAGATGGGCCGTGCCGCGCAGAAGAGCGGCTTTGAGATGTGGAACCTGGACATGGTGGCCACCGCCGCTTTCGGGGCCGTAGCCATGACAATGGAAAAAGCCGTCAAGGTCCAGCAGGACTACAAAAACGCCCTCCTGGGACTCTCAAGTGTCGCGGCCGGTTTCCAGCAGGATACCGAACAGGCCAAGCAAGCTGCCAAGGACCTGGCTGCTGACGGCTTGATGACAGTGGCCGACGCCGCCACCAGCTTGAAAAACCTGCTGGCGGCAAAGTTCAGTCTGCCGGAAGCCGTGGCGATAATTGAGCGGTTTAAAGACTCGGCGGCGTTCGGCCGCCAGGCCAGCCTTTCTTTTGGGGAGGCCGTCCGGAGCGCCACGGAAGGGATTAAGAACGGCAACTCGATCCTGGTGGACAACGCCGGGGTAACGAAAAATCTCAGCATCATGTTGGAAGAGGCCGGGTTTAAGGCCCAGGACCTGATGCGCGCCTCCGAGGACGCCGGCGTCCGCCAGGCCATCTTCAATGGCATCATGCGCGAGACCCAGCACCAGGTGGGCGACGCGGCCAGGCTGGCCGCCACCCTTTCCGGCGAGATGAGCAGGGCGTCTGTATCCGTGAAGGAAGTCGGTATCCAGATTGGTGACGCCCTGGAGCCAGCCCTGCGCGGCGCCCTCTCCGCCGTGACCCCTATACTGGGCAAGCTGGCCGAGTGGATCAGGAACAACCCGCAACTGGCGTCCAGCATCGGGCTCGTCACTGTAGCCCTGGCCGGCATGGGGGCCGCGGCGGCCGCCATGGCCACCTTCGTCATCCCGGCGCTCTCGGCCGCAGTGGGCTTTTTAGCCACGCCTGTGGGCATGGCCGCCCTGGCCATCAGCACCTTGACGGCAATGATCCTGGCATCGTCCGCCGCCGCCGCCGGAGCCGGGACGGCCACCCAGGAACTGGTCAAGGCCCGCCAGGCGGAAGTGGCCGCCACCCAGAGCCAGATCTCCGCGCTGCAGAGGGCCGGCGAGGAATACGCCAGCCTGAAGGAGCAGATAGAGAGCGGCAGGTTGACGGCGGAGCAGGAGCAAAAGGCCAAGGCCGACCTGATCATAGTAGAGCAGCGCCTCCAGTCCGAGTTGGGCAAGGAGGGCCTGGCCCGGATCAAAAGCGCCGAAGACACCAGGACTGCGGTAAACGCTGAAATGGCATCCCTGCAGGAAAAGCTCCGCGTACAAAAGGAAGCCCTGCAAAAAACTCTGCTCATGGAAAATGAGCAGACATTAAAAAAAATTGAAGCCACCCAGGATCGCATCGCGGCGATTGAAAAAGAAGCACAAGCCTACTCTATCTGGGGGCGCGTCCAGGAAGTAGGAATAAAAACGCGCATTTCGACCGAAGGGTTGGGAGTTAAGCTTTACGATTGGCTATCGAAAGTTATTCCAGGTGAGCTGGGCGAGGCTTACGCACGGGCGGCCGAAGCAGCCCGTGAGCGAGTACAAGCCGCCCAGGGTGAACTGGACGAACTCTACAGCCAGGAGAGGAGCGCCGAAGTTTCCCGCCTGGTTGGCGAGCTAACCAACTTACGTCAGAGTTTGCATGATGTGAATATTGATACAGGCGTCAATACCGACGCTTCCATCGGCGCCGCCGGTGCGTCTACCAGGGCTGCCGGCGCGGCTGAAAAGCACGCAGGCGCCGTAAGTAGGCTGAGCGAAGCCCTCTCCGAGCAGGAATTCGAGCTGCAGAAACTGGAGAAGCGCTGGGCGGCCTACGAGGCCGGCTTAAGCGATACGGATAAAGGCATCGCCTTCCTCGCCTCAAAGAAAGAATACCTGGCGGCAAAGATCGATCTGCTAAACGGCGTTATCGAAGAGACTGCAGCCAGGCTGGAGGAGGCTACTGCAGCCGAAGAGCGGGACGAGGCGGAAGTCCAAAAGCTGACCTTAAAAATCCTCGACCTCCAGGCCAACCAGGCAGGCCTCCGGAAGCAGGTCGCTGAGACCACCGCCGAGATGGAGCGCCAGGTGATGGCCTTAGTCCAGCATGAGGCGGCCATGCGCAGGCTCTCCGCCGAGCAGCAGATCGAGGCCCTGCGCCGCCTGCGCTCCGCCCACGAGGAAAACTCCCGCGAGATCTGGCAGGTCGACGAGCAGCTGGCCGGTCTCTATAGGGACCGCATCCAGGAAGCGCTGAAGGACGTGGAGAGGGCCTACCAGGACCAACTGGCGGCCATCGACGCGGCGGCCGAGTCGGCCACCGCCAGGCTCAGGCGCCAGATGGAAGTGCTGGATCAGGAGACCAAGGAGACGGTCGAAGATCTGCAGCGTCAGCTGGACCAGATGGACGAACAGGACCGCCTGCGCGACCGGGAAAAGGCCCGGGAAGAGCATGAAAAAAGAGTCAAGGAGCTGCTCGAACAGAGGCACTATCACGAGATCAGGAGCGGCAAAGAACACAAGAAGGCCATCGAGGAGATCGACAAGCAGCTGGCGGAAGAAGAGCAGCGCTGGACCGAAGAGCAGGCCCGGTGGGAAGAAGAAGACCGCCGCCGCCAGATCCAGGAGCAGATCGACCACGTCCAGGAGCAGGCGAACATCCAACGGGAAGCCCTGCAAGACCAGATCGACCAGATACAGGAATCTGCGGCAAAGCAGCGCAAGGCCCTTCAGGACCACTACGCCAAGGTGACCAAGCTGACCGAAGAGGGCATCTGGGACTCCATCGCCGCCATGGCGGCCACCGAACCGCAGTGGTTCGAGACCGGGAAAAAACTCATTGACGCATTGGTGGCCGGCATCAAGAGCGGCCAGCCTGAAATGAGCGCAGAAGCAGCCGCCCTGGTCGGGCAGGTCCAGGCTGGCGCAAGCGCCGGCCGGTCTCAGGGAGGATCCGCTGTCAATGAGTCACTCGAACAGCCAATCTCCGTCATCCCGCGCAGTCAGTACGAGGAAATAAACGACCGTGCGGTTATGTGGTCCCGCCGTCTGGCCGAAATGCTTGGCCTCGGCAATACAGTCGAGTGGGACGACGCCGCGCAAAGGGTAAGGATCGGCGGCCAGTGGTTCACGCCCCTGAAAGTGGAGGACGGCCGCTCTTACGTCAGCGTCCGCCAGGTGGCCGAGGCCCTGGGCCACCGGGTGGAATACGACGGCTTTAGCGGCACCATCAGGATCTACCACGCCGGCGGCCTGGTCGACCGCACCGGCCCGGCCATCCTGGAGGAGGGAGAATACGTCCTACCAAGGCGCGTTGTTGAGGCTGTGCGCGGCGGCAGTGCGTCGCCCGGTTTGGACCTGACCACGGCGATCCGCGAAGCGGCCGACCGCATCATTGCGGCCGTCGAGGCATTACGCCCCGGTCTGGTGGTCCAGGGGCCGCTGGTGCAAAACGACCAGGTAATCCTGCCGGCCGGTGCCGGGGACTGGTTCTCCCGGCTGACCGAAGGCGCAGAAGCATGGATAAGAGGAGGTAAGGTTTAATGGCTCTGCATTTCTACTTCGACGCGGGTAAGTCAAATATGATATCCGAAGGTACCCAGGCCAACCCCGACACGGTAACCGGTTCCGGCACAACCGGTTTCACCGACGAGCGGGCCATCTATGTGGGCAACGACTCCGCCGCCAAGCGGTACGAGTCAGTGACTGTAACTGCAGTCAACGACGACGCCAACGTGGACATTAAATATGCCCCGGACAACGCCGGCACCCCGGGCGCGTACGCCGACAGCATTAACCTGCCCAATATAGCCGCTGCCGGCCAGGCCGGCGATGTTGTCAAGATCTGGCGCAAGGTATCCGTGGCCGCCGGCCAGGCCAGCCAGAACAGGACAAATATAAAACACCGCGTCACGGCTACCGAGTACGCGGTGTAAGTAAGGAGGTGAAATAAAATGGCTTTTGAATTACCTATTCTGCCGATACCGGCGGACGCAAACGGAGTCCCCCATATCACCAGCCCGGACAGCAGCGGTTACATAACGGTGCCTATAAGCCACCGGGTCAAAAAGGGTTTACTTTGGGTTGCCGCTGACGCAAACAACCCCCTACCCATTGTTATAGCCCAGCGCCTGGAATTTCTCACCGCAGACCACGACTCCATCGAGGTAGCCAGGCTGGGCAAAGGCCAGATCACGGTACCACCTGTCTTCGACACCGTGACGACCGGTGGCACTTCGCAGGAAATATTCTGCGGCGGCTTCAACGCGCTGCTGGTGCACCACGTCATTTCAGGAGGCAGCACCGGGGGTTATGTAAGCCTGCAGATGTCGCCCAAAAGCCTGGGTACGTTCGTTGCCCACCACGGCAAGGGGCAAAATATCAAGAGCGCGGCAACCGCAAACAGCTATATCTCGCTCTTTGAGGCCATATTTGACTACGTAAAGCTGGTGCTAACAGTGACCGACGGTACTCATACGGTTATTGCCCAGCCAATCAATCTGTAAAAGAGGTGGTAATAATGGCAGTCTCAATGCGCGCTACGGTGATTGAACACGTGGATCCGGGCGGAGTAGTTCTGCGGGTCGAGTTGCTCGAAAACCAGGCTGTGATCCATACCGAAACCTGGCCCGCTACATACGGCTGGCCGGCCAAATCCGCAGCCGACAAGCAAGAACACGTGCGCCGTGACGGGTACGCAATGCTGCGCACGGTCATGGGCGAAAGAGCATCGATGCAATACACGGAGGACAGCAGCGCTATCCTGGTAGACGGCGAGATTCCTGAAGTTGAGGTGATCGAGTAGTGAAAGCCATTGAGAGGATATTTATCGACGATGCGGGGAACCCGTCCTGGATGGTTTATGTACCGCCTTTTAAATATAAAGTCGGCAGCACTGAGGTAATCCTGGGCGGGTTCTGGATGGACAAATATCCATGCAGCCACCCGAATGCCACGGCAACAGATCGAGGCACTACTACACCCAACAGCCCCGGCACTGTGGGGGCTGTGTCGCAGCCCCGAAAAGTGCTGTGGACTTCCATTGATCAAAATAATGCCAAAGTAGCATGCCAGAACCGCAAATATAACGGCGTACCGTGTCACCTGACCACACCACAGGAGTGGTTCGCTGTTGCGATATGGGCAAAATTAAACGGCACGATTCCACGGGGCAACAACAGTTTCGGCAAAGATACAGACTTTCCCTGGGAAGTGGCGGAGCCGGACCCGTACCTACCGATTGAAACAGGCAAGCAACCTGGATCTGCTGACTACCCCTATTACGGAAATATGTACGCCCGCACCCTGCCCGGCACCGGCCCGGCAACATGGGCGCATAACCACGATCCATCCGGGATATATGACCTCAACGGAACGGTATGGGAATGGGTGGACATGCAGGTTATTGACGGCGGCCTGACGGTAAATGGTGTTGAGTACCTCATCTTCCCGACTGAAGGCGGGCGTGTACGGATAAATAAAGCCGGGGGTATTACAGCCGTCGACACCACGATACCCTACGACTCGCCGCTCGGAGCTGCGCTGCCGGCTTCGGGCACGGTATTCATCGACAATGAGCAAATCACGTACACCGGCAATGACGGCACGCAACTGACCGGCTGCACCAGGGGGGCCAACGGTACGACCGCAGCGGCCCATGCCGATGACGCCCCTATATTTTACAGCCCCGGCGGGCAGAACTCCGGGCAAAGGATATTGACCATGCGGACCGAGGCCGCATTGATCCCATACGGCATCCCCGCCTCTGTTTCCAGCGGCGGCTCTGCCGAATGGAACTACGACGGATACTGGCATTATCGTACGTCATCGCCCCTTGGGTGGAGCGGCACTCGGGCGGCGCTCCGTGGCGGCGTCTGGGGCGACGGCACGAGCGCCGGCGTCTTCGCGCTGAACCTCTGCTATACGCCGTCGAACCTCGGCAGCAGCCTCGGCTTTCGCGCCTGCAAATCTATCTGATATCTGGTATCTGGGTAATCTGTAATCTGATTTCACGGGGTGGGCCATTGACCGAAGACCTGATTATTTACCAGAAAATGTACGATTTGATCCTGTACGCCTTCCCAATTCTGAACCGCTTCCCTAAGAACCAGCGTTTTGTAATGGCGCAGCAGATCCAAAATACCATGGTGGAAATCCAAAAGAAGATCGCTGAGGCTAACAAGATCCGCAACCGCCGCAGGCTATTATTTGAAATAGATATTGAACTGGACAAACTCAGGATGCTGATCAGGTTATCAAAGGACCTCAGGCTGATCGATGTTAAAAAGTATGAACAATTCACAATTAGAATAACCGAGATCGGGAAACTGCTGGGCGGCTGGATGAAGTCCAGCGCCTAGCTTTCCGGGGTTGGGGTTTGCTCGGGCGGCGCTCCGTGGCGGCAACTGGAACAACGGCACGAACGCCGGCGTCTTCGCGCTGAACCTCAACAATACGCCGTCGAACCTCAACAGCAACATCGGCTTTCGCGCCTGCAAGTATTTTAGCCAGAACCTGGCTGAGGGACTCGGCCGGGCCGTGCACACTTACTTGGAACCCCAGTCCCTGTCGCGGCTTTTTAGAGCCCGGCAAAACATATGAACAGGACCGGTGCGGCAAGTAGAAAAGCGAAAGTCGCACCGACCCGCCCTAAAATTGGGGGGTGAGCTTATTCCCCACCGCTATGGGAACCTGTACCCAAAGGTATACGACTTTGATAACCTCCACGCGGCTTATTTAAAAGCCCGGCGCAATAAACGCTACCGCCAGGAAGTATTAGTCTTTAGTGCAAACCTGGAAGAAAACTTAATTCAAATCCAAAACGAGTTAATCTGGAAAACATACCATACCGGCAGGTACCGTGAATTCCGCGTTTACGAGCCCAAAGAGCGACTGGTCCGGGCGCTGCCTTTTAAGGACCGGGTCGTGCAGCACGCGCTGAACAACGTCATTGAGCCAATTTTTGAGAAAACTTTTATTTACGACAGCTATGCCTGCCGTTCCGGAAAAGGCACCCACGCCGGCGCCGACAGGGTAACGGAATTTCTCAAATCTGCTCAAAGACACTGGCCGAAAGTATATTGCCTGAAAGGCGATATCAGCAAATATTTTCCGAGCATAGACCACGGCATCCTGATGCACCTGATCGAGCGGAGAATTAAGTGCCGGGACACTCTGTGGCTGCTCCGAGAGATCCTGGCCAGTTCACCGGACGCCGGCGGCCCCAGGCCGAAAGGCGTGCCTGTAGGGAACCTTACCTCCCAGCTGTTTGCCAATATCTACTTGCATGAACTAGACTGCTTCGTCAAGCATGACTTAAACTGCAAGTATTACGTCAGGTACATGGATGATTTTGTTATCCTCGGTCCGGACAAGAAACAGCTCCACCTGCTGCGCGGGGAGATTGCAGATTTCCTGGATCGCTTCCTGGCCCTCAAGCTGAACGGCAAGACCTCTGTTTTCCCGGTCAGCCAGGGTATAGATTTTCTCGGGTACCGTATCTGGCCTACCCACCGCCTGGTGCGCAAAGGCAGTATCAAAAGGATAAAGCGCAAACTAAAGAGGTTTCAGATAGGTTATGCGCAAGGCAAAACCGACCTGGAGAAGGTCAAAAGGACCCTGGCGAGTTGGCTGGGCCACGTGAGCCATGCCGACTCCTATAACCTGCGCGTTAAATTATTAAGTGAATTCAAGCTAACCAGGGGCGATTGAAATGCCGCTGTACTCTATAGCCATGCCCGGCTTGGCCGTCAGTAAACGATTAGCCCTGGCGGATAATAGGCAAAACATAACTGCAGGTCATTCGGCTGATGCCGACAGCAGGCAGGTGCTTTCGGCCTTGCTCGCCTGGGATGCCGACACGACGCAGTCGCTCTTTATATCGCCGCGCTATTCAGCGGCCATGCCCGGCCTGGCCATCAGTAAACGAGTAACCCTGGCGGATAACAGGCAGGTCATTACCAACTCACACCAGGTAAGCAGCGACACCAGGCAGGTTATTTTTATCGCCCACGTGGTTGAGGCAGACATAAAACATATCATTTATGCTGCCTTTGATGCTTTAGCAGACCTTCTGGCCCGGGTTAGGAGCGATGCTTTTTATTTCCGTGGCGAGCATATTTGGGATCATAACGGCAGCCTGCTCACCGAAAGTGCCTTTGACGGCATCCCGGAAACTCGGGAGATCACCATGGATGTCCCGGGCCGTCCGGGAGTGTATTACTTGGGTACCGAGGACGGAGAACGTGTTTTCCGCTTACGCCTGGGTTTCAATGTCAATTCCACACACCAGGCTAAGATGCGTGATCTGGCCGCCTGGCTCAACCCCCGCGCCGGCGAGTGTGAGTTAAGGTTCGACGCAGAGCCGGATAAGTTCTATATGATGAGGGTGGCCCGAAAGTGGCAGCTCCCGGGCCGCCCCCTCTGGGTGGAGTTCGACGTGGAATTCCGGGGCTCCGATCCCTATGCCTATGGGAATCAGCTGAACTACAGCTCTGCCGGCGCTAGCCCCCTGGCCCTGGCCATGGCCAACTTGGGGACAATTGAAACACCGATGACCATTACTCTGACGCCATCCACCGGAGCAGTTACAGCCGTCACCCTTGCCCTGGGCAGCCAAGTCATGACTGTGTCAGGCCCGTTCACCCAGGCCCTGACCATAGACACCGCCAAAATGACCGCTGTCACCAGCGGGGCGAATGCGGTCGGCCAGGTCGGCGGAGACTGGCTTACCCTCCCTCCCGGGGAAAACACCTTGAACGTATCCTGGACTGGCGGCAGTCTGACTGTGGCCGTTTCATTCCGCCCGCGCTGGCTGTAAAGGAGTGAGACTCTGTGAAGAAAACGTTAAAAATTCTTACCACCTGGGGCGTGCCGGTGGCCTACCTAAACCCGCCGGCGGACGGGCTGCACAACGTCAGGGTGGAGCTAAACTTAAACGGCCCCTGGGTTTTAACCGGCGTACTTCCCCGCCAAAACGAAAAATGGTCATATTTCACCGACGCTTATATCTTTGAGATAGACGGCAGGCGCTTCCGCCTGGTTTCGACCGACGAGCAAAGGGACGACAAGGGACGCCTGATATCTAACTTTAGAGCAGAAGGCCTATGGGCAATTGAGCTGGGCTCTCTGTATGGCCCTACCAGGTCTGTGGAGGTGCTGTCGTCCACCGCCCGGCAGGCCCTGACCGCTGTGCTGAACGGCACCGGCTGGTCAGTAGGCACGGTTACGGTGCCCGATACGGAGGTCCACGACCTGGAGACGGAGAAGGACTCTGTCGTTCAGGGTGTACAGAAAGTCCGGGAGTTATGGGGCGGCGACCTAGACTTTGATACGATAAACCGCAGAGTCCACCTTTACGCGGAAGGCGACTACGGCGCCGACACCGGGATGCAGTTCCGGTACCGGAAGAATAACAGGCAGATCAAGCGGTCAATTAAGTGGCTGCCGGTAAACCGCCTTTATGTCTATGGGAAAGACGACCTTACGATAGTGACAGTAAACAACGGCCTGGAGTACCTAGAGGATTTCACCTACACCCGCCAGGCCCTGGGCCTCGGGCCGTCCGATCCGATCCCCCAGGCGGCAATCCGCGAGGGGAAAGTGACGAACCAGGACATCGACGACCCGGCGGAACTCCTGGCCTGGGGGCAAAAGCAACTGGCAGATCTGCGCGAGCCCAAGGCGTCCTATACCGTGTCGGTGGTTGACCTGCGCACTCTCACCGGCCATGGGCACGAGATCTTTGACCTGGGCGATTGGATCACGGCGCTCGACGAGGATTTGAATATCAATGTCAAGGCCCGCATCGTCAAGTATGTTTATGACCCCTTTGGTGGCTACTATCCAGGCATAGCTCCCCTGGCCGAAGTGACCCTGGCAAACTTCGAGGACAATATCCAGCAAATGTTGGCCGACCTGGCCCGGGTAGCCCAGTCGGTTAAAGAATCGATCCTTAAAAACCGCATCCTGCGCCGGATCGCTTTGGATGGCCTGATCAACACGGCGGCGGTGGAGATCCTTTCCGGCAATACGCAGCTCTCCTGGGGCGCCGACGGCATCACCGCCCAGGAGGTGGACGGACAAGGGAACCCCACAGGCCGGCTGTTAAAAATAACCGGGCAGGGCATAGTCATCTCTGAAGACGGCGGCCAGCACTGGAAGCTGGCTATATACGGCAAAGGGGTTTTGGCCGACTCAATCATTGCCAACGAACTCTATGTCCTCGGCATTGCTCCAGGGGGGATAAATATTGAGGGGGGGCTTCCGGACAGCCAAATAGCCAGTTCACCATACTGGAATGCCACGGCCCAGAACTTCAACACCCGGAACGACCGTATAGCCACGGTGCCGGCAAACCCGGCGATTGCCACCGACGGAACCGCCGTGGACCATACCATCAACACCGACGGTTCGGCCAACATCAGCTTCGAGTGGCAGTTCTCCGGCAGCGGCGACGCCTACGACATAGACGGCTTCCTGGTGTACGTCTACGCCTCGGATTCGGCCGCAGCCTACATCTTCGGGACGGACCCGGCCGGCGAGCGGCAGTACGTGGTGACCGCCGACAAGCGGGCCCTCATCCTGCGGGGCGTACCGGCGAACAAGTACTACACCTTCGGCGTTCAGGCCTACCGCATGGTGGACCAGGACATCAACCCGGCCGGGGTGCTGAAGTCGGCCATAGTGAAGCCGTCGGCATCCGGAGAGGACCCCTACCGCCCGGCGGCCAACGTAGCCTTTGCCGGGGACGTATCCGGCACGGTGGCGGGAGTGCCGGCGGCTACAGTTGCCAGCCATGCGAGTCAAACCGGAGGTGGCGTACACGGATTGCCATCCTATGTCCGGCTTTTGGGTGACGGCTTACACTGCTTCGACGACGCCGACCGGGAAAGAGCTGTATTTGGAGGCTGGGTGCAAAGCGGAGCGGTAAAGTACGGGGTGAAGGCAATAGCCGAGGACGGCTCGACTGTTATCCTCGACCATGAGGGGATACTGCAGACCTGGCAGGAGGGTCGGGCGGATAATGTTGACGCCAGTAACCCCCTGGTGCTTAATGTGTACTTGCCGCCGGAAACAAAGTCGGTGCACAAGGCGCTGCTCAGGTTCAGGCTGCAGGCGTTTAGGGCGTATGAGACTGGGGCCTCTAGCGGCGGCGGGGGGACATCAGGGGCATCGAGTACGACTACGACTGGGCCAAGCAGTACAAGCACGACCACTAATAATAGTAAGTCTTTTACTCTTCTGCCGACTAATTACCAGGGACTTGGTACAACCACAGGCGGCAGTCACGAGCATAGCTATACCTCCACCAATGGTGCCCATGTGCATAGCGGCGAAACTTCATGGACGATTCCAACCGTATCTCCTGACCACTATCACGATTACCGCTATATGGATTCTGCTGGTTCTCATAGTCACTCCGTATACAGCTCTAATTCAAGTCATAATCATGACGTTTATGATCATTATCATCCGCACAGTCATGGCATGGATCACACACATGGAATGAATCACACACATTCCGTGCCTAATCACACCCACCCGTTGCTGTTCGGGATTTATATTTCAACTACTGCCACAGGTGTAACAGTTAAGATTAATGGGACAGACAGGACTTCTGCCTTGGGCGGGCCGTTCAATTCGGATCAATCAAGCTTAAATATAGCACCATACCTTACATTCGGGCAATGGAATACTATTGAGCTTGGCTCAAGTCAATTGGGGCGAGTTGATGCTACTATATTTATTCAGGCAAAAATGGGGGTATAAGAATGCAGGCAATTTCAGCGGCACGGAAAAATGGCGGTATCCACTTGGATGTGGTTTTATCTGAAGAAGAAGCTATGGCCAGGATGGAATGGCTGCAAAAAGAAGTGAAAGGACTGGAGCAGCATATATATAATGAACAAGTGCGGCTTGACAACTTAAAAAGAGAGCTTGAAGCACTTCAAGCTCTCTTCACTGGTTAACGAGTAATGATCAGTGTTTTTGTATCATTATCCCAGCTGTATCGCAGAACCCCGGCGTTTTGCAATGGAGATAGTGGGACATAAATTCTACCGTCTATTTCCTTTGCGCCTATTTGAGGTAAATCAAATTTTTTGTCGTCGATGGTTATGCTATTCTCTCCATCTGGTCCCAGTTGCCTAGCCACAAAAGGCTTGTCCTTTAAATCTGTTATTGCAACGAAAGCATTTCTAATGAGAACATAAATTTCTCCGTCAATAATGATTTCCTCTTGGGCGTCTCTTATGAGTTGCTTATCGGTTTGAATGTTTATCATACCAGGCGAAGGCAATTTACTTACCTCCTTTAGTGGTTTTGTATTAATTATAACACGGTCATCCTGGTTTTTGGTAACAACCACAGCATTATTCACAGCATCCCATTCCACCTTGGCGCCCAGGGCCTCGGCCAGGAAGCGGGCGGGGACGAGGACCCTGCCGTTTATTTCCTGGGGCGGGACGTCGCACTGGATCTCTCTGCCGTCAACGATCAGTTTAATATTCTGGCCAGCTAAGGCAAGGC